TCGAAGTGATATAAAGCAAGCAGATGTTAGCATTTCCATGAAGGGTAATTTTACCGTAAGGTTTAATACCCAGGATTGTGAGATGCACATTGTAGAGGAGAAAGACCTGGTTTTCGTACGAATTCCTCGCAAGTTGTGCCCCCCTGTTCGGGATATAAGGAACCATTTTCATTGTGATGAAGATGTTTCTAAATATCAACTGGAGAAGGGGATGATAGCCAATTTGATGAAGGGTGGTTCTGGAGCCCGGGTCGTTACTCTTCAGACCTTGCAACAAGTCCGTCCGAAGGGACAGATTTCATATGTCCATCGAGCTAATGGTGAGGAGGAAAAGTTGAGCATAGTGAATGGCTATACTTATAAAGCTGAAACTCAAGGTGGATCATGCGGTGGTCCCATATTATGGAATCAATCGTGTGTGTCCAAGAAAATCTTGGGGTTCCATGTTGCTGGAGGAGTTGGCCATGGGGCTTGCACTGCAGTTACTGGTGGATTACTTAATAAGTATGTTGGATCATTCCCTAATATTATCAGCGTTGAGTGCCCCATGCTTACTGCACAAAGTTGCATGCGGGGTGCTATTCAAACTGGTGATAATGTACAGTATTTTGGGGATGTGACTCCGCAGGAGCAATATCGAGTACCTGAAAAGACAGAGATTCGTCGTTCACTCTTGCATGGAGTTTTCCCACCTGTTACTCAACCATGTATGTTGCGTCCTAAGGATGGAATAGATCCTATGCGTATTGGTGTCCATAAGCAATTCAACGAAGTGGAGACTTTTGATCAAAACGTTGTTGATGAGTGCGTGGCTTCATACACACAGGATGTGTTGTGTCTGCGGGATACGACTTACTTGGATAATGCCCGTTTGCTAACCGATAAGGAAATGCTGATGGGAGTACCAGGGGATCGTTTTATTTGTCCTCTTAATCTGAAAACATCTGCCGGATTCCCTTATAATACTACGGCATATAAGACGAAGAAGAAAGGGAAGATGGATTTTGTTATCGGAGAGGAAGGGGATTATGAATTGACCCCTGAGATGATGGCATCTGTGCGAGAGCGAGAGGAAAAAGCTCGACGTGGTGTAGCAGCTTTTACTTTGTGGTGTGATACGTTGAAAGATGAGCGTCGCCCTATAGCCAAAGTGCTTAGTGGTAAGACACGAGTCTTCAACATCGGGCCCATAGAGTTTAATCTGCTATGTCGTAAATATTTTGCTTTCTTTAGCGCTCATTTATATGCTAATTGCATTTATGGTGAGTGCTCTACGGGAGTAAATGCCCACTCCAGTGATTGGGGAGAGTTGTTGGAACATCTTAAGGAGAAGGGTTCGCAATTTTTAGCTGGGGATTTCTCTAATTATGATAAGAGTTTATCTTGGCAATTGTTGCGAGCTTGTCTCGATGTTATCAACACTTTTTATGCTGATGGCGAGGAGAATTCAAGAGTCCGTGAGGTTTTATTTGTATCGATGTTTTCAGCCTTTCATTTGTGCGGCAGACGTGTATATCGTGTCTGTCGTGGCAATCCGTCTGGTTGTGTAATTACGGTGCAGATAAACAGCATGTGTAATTCTCTTATTTCTCGTATCACATACTTGTTAATTGGACGTCAATTGAATTTGAACGTTAGTATGTCATCTTTTCGGAGGGATGTACGCGTTAAAAATTATGGTGACGACAATTTGGGTTGTGTAGCCGATTCAGCATGGTGGTATAATATGCAGACTATTAGTGATGTCCTTCGACCATATGGTATTGTATACACCAGTGCGTCGAAAGGAGATATTAGAACCCCTTTTGTTACTGCCTCCGATTTGACCTATCTCAAGCGTGAATTTGTGCGTCGAGATGGTCGTTGGTGGGCGCCCTTGGCCCGTGAATCCATCCAGGAAATGGTGAATTGGATTCGAGCCTCAAATGATGATGAGGAACAAACGCGGAATAACTATGAGGGTGCTCTACGAGAGATGGTGCATTATGGTCGCCGAGAGTATGAAAACTTTCAGGAGACTGTGTGTGCCTATTCTCGTAGTCGCATGCCCATAGATCGAATTCCGTATGAGGTCTCTATGAATTATCTATTTGAGAACTCAGGGCTAGTGGCTCAAGGGGGAAGCAGTGATGGGGACTCCATTGAGTCCAGTGACTATAAAAATGTTTCGGAGGATGGTCTTGACCTGACTTTGGAAGATTTTGATGGTCAAGATGAGTGGTGATCTACCCCGCCGTTGGTGTATCGTAGTGTGTATAGTGGATTGACACATTGCGACATTGGGTTGTGGAGGAGTGATTTTTATCACAAGCATGTGCGTTC